TACTTTTGTAAGACTTTTTTGGAAATGACAAGGGATTTATGGCTATACTGTGAAAGTACTGTGAAGCATGACAAAAAGGCATAAAAAATCAGCGGCTCGGATGGCTCCGGGCCGCTGATTTTTTTCGGCTGTCATATGCTCAACATGGCGGCACCGTTAACGATGATCTGTGCCTCATCTGGGTGGACATCATTCCATGCATCCTTGAACGTCCACGCGTTGAAACGGAAATCCGGCAGACTGGGAAAGGGGATCAGCTCGCCCAACTCGCTTAGCACGTTACACACGGCCAGCGCGGACGCGCGGGAGATCGGGAGAAAATACAAGCGCTGGATCTCGCGCATGATGGCGTTGTGTGCGTCCTGTTCCGGGGTGGTGGACATTAGTGGGGTCGGAAATGCAAGGGTGTCCGCCTCCGGCTCTGCATGCTTGCGCTCCACCTCCGCCACGATGTCGGCAGTGTTTCCGCCCAGCATATACAGGTAGCCACTCGCAGCGGCGCCATATTGGGCCTTGTAGCTGTCCATCAGATTAGCCATTGTTCCGGGTCTCCTCTCTGTGATCTCTCAAGTATTTTTCGGCCTGCTCCGCCATGTGGGAGCAGCGCCAGCCCTCCGGGGTGGTTAGCCCGCAGTTGCCGCAGTTACCGCAGCGGCGGTACTCGCCCAGAATTGCGGCGGCGTGGGCCGCGTCTCGGATATAGTAGTTTGCCATGGCGTTCAGTCCTTTCTCCGGCGGGGGCCGGTCTGTAAGTTGATGGTAACATGGTCCGCGCGACTTGTCAACGCTCCCAGCTGCGCTTGTCGGTGTCCTGCATGGTCTCAATGCCGGGGCGCTGGTGCTTGAGTTCCGCGAACCGGGCGAAGGCCTTCCGGCGCTCCGTACCGAAATATTTCTCGTCCAAAACGCGCTCCGCGGTGCCGTCCTCGTAGGTGCGGACGATCCGCACAAAGTAGATCACCGGCTTGCCCCTGTAACCGGGGTCACGGATCAGCTCCAGCCGGTCACGGTATGCGGCAGTCGCAAGGGCGGCGTATCGCTCCGCCAGGGCTGCGCGGTACTCGGCCAGCTGGTCGATCAGCGCGTGGCATTGGGCAATGACCCGGGCGGCGCTGTCATCGTTGGCCTTGATGCGGTCGGCGGTCAGGACGTCGGGCCGAAGCAGATAGGCGGTCAGCCGGATTTCAGCCTCGCGGCTGGGGTTGCCGTAGCGCTGGAATAGATCAAGATAGCTCATTGGGTAGCCTCCTCATAGCTCACGCTGTAAAAAACACAATCATCGTGCTGCCCTATTAGCCACTCTTCAAGTTCGTATTGCTTTTCGCATTCTTTGTTGTAGTTTCCGCCCTCGCTATATGGGAATTTCTTTTCAATTCTCGTTCCGTCTGCATACTCTGCAACTGCAATCCACATAAATTTGCCTTTCTGCCCTCGTTACCTCCGGGGCGGGCGGTGGTGTCAGTCGGCCAAATGTAACCAGCGGTGGGTGGCTTCCTCGTCGATGGAGTTGATGCATCCGCTTCTGTAAAGTTCCTCGGCGGCTTCCTTCAGCGTCATTTTGCCGCTTAAAACATCGTCGCGTAGGCTATCGAAAATATTTTTGATCTGGATCATGGTTCATTCTCCTTTCAGTGGGTGGCGCGCCCCGGTCAAGCCGGGAGCGCGTCGGAGGTGGCAGCGGAGCGGGCAAAGGTGGTGCTGCCGTACTTACTGCGGATCTCTGCCATGGTCTTGGTGCCCTTGTGCCAGCGCTGGCCTTCCTCGGCGAAATGCCAACTCCATAGCTTCTTAGTGGAGGACCAGCGGCACCCGGCAGCCTTCAGGGCTTCCTTGTGCTCCTTGGTGTTGCCGCCGATCCAGAGCCATCGACCGCATAATTCAATTTCGAGGCCGTCCAGCTTCAGCAGAGCCGCGATGATGGCGATGAAGTCGCCGGCGCTCTCGGTGGTGGCGTGGGTCCGTCCGGTGGTGTCCTCGGCGGCCTGCTCGTTCTGGCTGCGCTTCAGGACTTCAAACCGGGCGGAATACTCGGCGTTGATGGCCTGCATGGTGGCGGTGTCTCCGCCCATGTCGGGGTGGTTCTTCATGGCGGCGGCCTTGTAAGCCTTCTTCAGTTCGTCGAGGTTGCGGCAGTTGATAAAGTAAGTAGTCATTTTGTGATCCTCCTAAAATTTTTTGTCGTGATTGCGGTTAGTGGGTTAGCGGATGGGGCGGGAACCTTCGGCGCCCTGCTCCCAGATCTCGACGGTGTAGCCGCGCCGCTTGAGCTGTTGTGCGAGGGCCTGCGCTGCATCAATGGTGCTGCGGTAGCTGATGGCGGGAGTAGTCTTGCAATAGATAATCATGTATTTCATGGTGTTGTCCTTTCTGGTCTGTCGGCCTGTCCGATTTTGTCGTGTTTGCTTTTGTTACCTGAATTATAAGGCGGACTGATACGAGCTGTCAAGGGGGTTTTCACAAATTCGTGCAGGTTTGGCAGGTTCGCACAGTATCAGGCGGACTTTTTTGTGCAAGTTGTCAGGCTGACTTATACGCGCATATGCGATATAATAAGACGCAAAAGGAGGTGTAGCCATTGGAGCGCAAGACATTGAGGACCAGCGACGCCCAGCGCCGCGCCTCTCTCAAATGGGAGCACGCGAACAATGAGAAAATCACAATCAAGCTGAGGACCGGCACCGACCCCAGCAAGGCACAGATCAGAGCGGCAGCAGCCGCCGCAGGCCAGAGCGTCAACGCCTGGATCATTGAGGCCATCCGGGATAAGCTGTAACGAGCACCAGAGCGTCGAGGGATAACACCCCCGGCGCTTTTCTCTTTGTGTGGGGCGGGGCGGCAGCAGCGGCAGAGGGAGAGAGGGAGAAGGAGGGGGGACTATAGGGGGGAGAATAAGAGAGTGAGAGTGTTACAAGCGTCTAATAAGCGTTAGATGCTTAGTATTAGCGTCTAATACTTAGCACACCCCCCCAAAAGAGATATATATATATTCTCTGGGTATAGATATATATACTTGCTTCTACTGGGAGAGTAGCGTAAGAGGGAGACGCGGCGAATAAAAAACGCGAGAGAGCGAGGGAACACGAGGAAACGTGAGCAAAACGGAGTATTTGCGAGGTATTCGAAGCTATTGCAAGGTAGACCGCAAATGGGGCGGGGCTGGCGGTGGGCTGGTGGCTGGCGGCGGCTGATGGGGGGGCAATTCGGCGGGGGCGATTCGCTTTTCCGGTGAGATTTAAGGGGCAGTTAAATATTTTCGTTGCGGCTGCTGGGCTTCGGCTGCTGCTGCGTCGTTTCTGTGCAGTTTTTCTCCCGGTTCAGGCTATTCCGGTCACGGCTCCGGCTGGGAGGCTGATGCCATGAGACAGGGCCGGGGCTTCACCGGCTGGGGGTCAGGGGGCCAGAGGTAGAGCCGGGATGGTAGGGGGTTAGGGGGTAGCGGAAAAAGAGGGGGTGTCTCTTCCTCGTGGTATAGGGCTATATACACACATCCCCTCTCCCCTTTCCGAGAACCGGCGTGGCAGTGTCTGGGGCAGTGTTGGTGTGCCCTCTGGGGGGGTGGCGGAAAAATGGGGCGGGGGATTTTATGTAGAACATTACGAAAATAACTGAAACCCATTGCATTCGCTTGATGAAATATGCTTGAATGAAGTTGGCGGAAGAGGTTTCCACCTGCCTCCTATGTCAGAGCCAGTTTTCACTTTCCTTTCCTGTTGCCCGGTGGGCCCGACCGGCCCACCGGAGCATGGTTTCGTAGCTTAGCTGGAAGAGCGAGCGGTTGTTAACCGCTGGGTCGCAGGTTCGAGTCCTGCCGAAACCACCAGAATTTTTTGTGAGAGGGGGCCGGGAGCATGGCCAAAACAGCATCGAACCACAGCAAGGCACACATGGACGATATGAACAAGAAGGCCGCCGCGGCCCACAAGAAGCAGACGATTGAGAGAATCAAGGCGTTCCTGAAGCAGTCCGAGGAATACTTTGACGTGCAGGACCGGCTGGAACAGGCATACAGCGAGGCGGGTCTTGCCAATGCGATGCGATGGACGGTTCAGCGGCTTCAGGGGTATTACGACTACAACGATGGCCGGGAGGCCGATGTGGTCGAGGCACAGGTGGAAGCCTTTGAGGCGGGCAATGAGGAGATCGACGATCCCCGCTGCGTCATGAGCTACTACGTGCGGCTTGCGTACCAGCGCATCCAGGAGCAGATCGACACCAGCCCCATCTACCAGGAAAAGGGCATGGTGACGCGAGGCATTTTTCTGAACAAGCAGAAGCGTCTGGGCGGCTATCAGGACAAGCAGGAGACCCGTCAAGACATCAGCGTGAACGTGACCTTCGGGGACGGCGTGGACGCAAGCGACTTCAAGTGAGGAGGCGGCAAGGTGAACGGCCTGATTTTGGTTTTATCCCTGATCTGCGGCGCGGCCAGTATAGGCGCTGCCGTATGCGCAGTGCTGATTTTGCGGCTGCTGCGGGAGATCAAAGCCCCCTCCCCCACGGAACCGGAGAAGCCGGAGACGGAAGAGCCTACGGACCGGCAGAAAAGCGTGGAACAGGGAATTGACAACCTGATGACCTACGACCTGAACACCATGAAAGCCAGCCTGAAGGGGCGGGAGGTGTGATATGGCGGTTACGGTACAGCAGATTTTTGACATCGCCATCCACCTGATGGATTCCCAGAACGAATCCACCGGTTCCACGGACACGGCGGACACCAAGGAGTACAAGCTGCGGACCGTTTCCCTGCTGAACAGCGTTTTAGACCGGGCATTTCCGTACAGCGACAACTACCGGGACGCTTTGGAGGCGGCGGGCGGCAAGCGGCCTATCTGCCCCAAGGTGGCGGATATGGCGGACGAGGTGGCGTTAGATGAGCGGATCTGCACCGGGGCGCTGCCCTACGGTCTGGCAGGTCTGCTGTTGCTGGAAGAGGACCCCAGCCGGGCCAACTTCCTGTGGCAGACGTTCCTTGAACAGCTGGAGCTGTGCCGCCAGAGCCTGCCCAGCGTGATCGGCGACGTGGAAAACCTCTACGGCGGCATTGAACACGGGGAGTTTGGCGCATGGTGGTAGATGGGACGTGGGTCTACCGCTGCCCTATCTGCGGGAAAGCGCTTCAGCACATCGAACCGGGCAGTGTGATCTACAACACGCCTATTTACTGCCGAAGATGCAAGGTGAGCCATTACCCCACCATTTTTGAGGGGCGGGAGCTGGATACAGACGTCCCCTTCCCCATCAAAACCGAATAACAGCGAGAGCCCAACGAGGCCATGAGAACGGCGAAAGCCGTTTCTTGTGGTCTCGTTTTTGTTTTATCAACAAAGCCAGACCAGGCTTTGAAAATACAAAAAACCGGCCAGACCAGGCCGGGGAAAGAGGCCAATATGGACGAAATTTTAGACCAGACCGCCGGTGAAGTGACTGCAAACGAGGACGCTTTTCTGGAGGACTGGGGCGGCGGCGCGGAGATGACGGCAGACCAGCCGGAGGAGACCGCAGAGCCGATGGAGACTGGCGAGGAAACGCCTGTCGAGGACCTTAGTGAGAGCGCAGAGACGCCGGATGAGGGCACCGAGCCCCCCGCAGATGCGGAACAGGCAGCCCTGACGCAGCAGACCGAGGCGGAGACCGTGGACGCACGGCCCCAGACATGGGAACTGCGGCACATGGGCGAAGTGCGGCAGGCAAACGAAGCGGAAATGGTGGCACTGGCCCAGAAGGGCATGGACTATGACCGCATCCGCAGCCAGTATGACGAGTTTAAGCCTGTGATGGAGATGGTCAACCGCTTTGCAAACCAGCAGGGGCTGAACACCAAGGAATACATTTCCATGCTCCGGGCGCAGGCCAAGCAGGCCGAGGGCTTAAGTGAAGCGGACGCACGGCGCTCCGTGGAGCTTGAGGACCGGGAGGCCGTTGTGGCCGCCGCAGAAGCGGAGCGGCAGGCCCAGCAGGACGCCATGGCGCAGGCCCAGAGGGCCGAGGCCGAGGCGGCAAGCCGCCGACAGGCGGACATTCAGGAATTTCAACAGACATTCCCCGAGGCAGCAAAGGACCCCAACAGCATTCCGCCTCAAGTGTGGGCGGATGTGCGGAACGGTTCCTCTTTGGTGGCAGCTTATGCACGTTTCAACAATGGACGATTAGAGCAAGAAATAGCAGACGCCAAGCGGGAGACCGCCTCCGTACAGCAGAACCAGCGGAACGCGGAGCGCTCCACCGGCAGCATGAGAAGCGCCGGGGACTGCTCCAAGACGCGGGACGATTTCGGAGATGCCTTTGACAGTGCCATGTAACGGCACTTTGCCTATGGGGAAACCGGACGAAAGAGAGGTTTTTACCTATGGCTATCAACTATGCAATCAAGTACGCAACCAAAATCGCGGAGCGCTTCAAGAAAGCCTCCATCACCGCCGATGACTGCGGCAACAGCTATTCCTGGCTGAATCCAAACAGCCGCACCATTCGCATCGGCAGCGTGAACACCGTGCCTGAGACCCAGTACACCCGCAGCGGCTCCAACCGCTTTGGCGAGGTCCATGACGTGGGTGACACCCTTCAGGAGATGACCTGCGAGATGCAGCCCGCCTTCTCCTTCACCATCGACGCGCTGGACCAGACCGATCAGGCCATCCAGAAGTCCGCGGGCAGCGCTCTGCGCCGTCAGCTGGACGAGGTGACCATCCCCGGCATGGACAAGCACCGCATCAAGAAGTGGGTCATGGGCGCGAACATCGCCGTGAAGGAGGCTACCGCCCCCACCAAGGCCACTATCGGCGGTCTCATCATCGACCTGAACGCGAAGATGACCGACGCGCTGGTGCCTCTGGAGGGCCGCACCCTCTACATCGCCACCGAGTACTACAAGCTGCTCAAGCAGATGCCCGATTACATCGGCGTGGATGCTCTGGGCAAGGAGGCTCTGGCGAAGGGCGTTGTGGGTGAGTTCGACGGCTGCCGCGTGAAGCCCATTCCCACCAGCTATATGCCTGCCGGTGTGTACTTCTTCATCAAGCACAAGGGCTGCACCGTGGACCCTGTGAAGCTCCAGAAGTACAACATCCTGACCGAGGTGCAGGGCTATTCCGGCCCCGTGGTGCAGGGCGTGACCTACTATGACAGCTTTGTGCTGGGTGCCAAGGGTGACGGTGTTGCCGTGTGCGGCAATGCTGCGATTCTGGCCGCCCCCACCCTGTCTATCAGCGGCCATGCCGTGACCATCGCCACTGCTTCCGGTGTGGTGTTCAAGTACACCACCGACGGCACCAACCCCCGGTACTCCACCACCGCCGAGGTCTACACCGCCCCTGTGACTCTGACCGCCGGTCAGACCCTGCGGGCCGTAGGCACCAAGGACGGCTGCGTGGGCATCGAGGGCACCAAGGATTACGAGTGATCTCATGGGAGGGGGCTGCGGCCCCTTCCCGCCTATATGGACGGAGCGGGTGCATGAACCCGGCCCGTCCGCCAGATATAAGGAGCGATTATGCCTCGATATAAACAGACAGCAGGCGGAACGGTACAAGTGGATTTGGGGACGCTGAACCCCAAACAGAAGCAGTTCTGCCAGTCCCGGAGCCGGTACACGGCTTACGGCGGTGCCAGAGGCGGCGGCAAGACACACGTTCTGCTGCGGAAGGCGGCAGGCGGCGCGCTTACCTACCCCGGCATCAAGATCCTGATCGTGCGCCAGGAGTACCCGGAATTGGAGCAGAACATCATTCTGCCTATGCAGAAGCTGATCCCGCCGGAGGTGGGCAGCTACAACGGCAGTATGCGCATGATGTTCTTCTGCAACGGCAGCATCATCAAATTCGGCCACTACGGAGCCGGAGACGATCAGGAATATCAGGGCCTTGAATTTGACTGGATCTTCATGGAGGAGGCCACCCAGTTTACAGAGGGACAGTTCCGGACGCTGGGCGCGTGTCTGCGCGGCTCCACGAAGGTTCCCCGGCGGATGTACCTGACCTGCAACCCCGGCGGCATCGGCCATCTGTGGGTAAAGCGGCTGTTCGTGGACCGAGAGTATCGGGAGGGGGAAAAGGCCAAGGATTACACCTTCATCCCCGCCACGGTGGACGATAACCCTCAGCTTTTGGAAGCGTCCCCGGAGTACAAGCAAATGCTGGACCTACTGCCGGAGGATGTGCGGCGGGCGTGGCGCTACGGCGATTGGAACGCCATGGCAGGCACGTTCTTCCCGGAGTTCCGGCGGGAGACCCATGTGATCTCGCCTTTTGTGCGGGTGCCCCGGGAGTGGAAGAAATACCGGGCGTTCGACTACGGCCTTGATATGTTCGCCTGCCTTTGGGTGGCGGTGGACTTTGAGGGGCGGGCCTATGTGTACCGTGAGGTACAGCAAAGCGGCTTGATCGTATCCGAGGCGGCAAAGCTGGCAAATGCCCTGACCCCGCCGGAGGAGCACATTGAGTTCACCATTGCCCCGCCGGATATGTGGAACCGGCAGAAGGACAGCGGCCGGAGCATGGCGGAGATCTTCGCGCAGAACGGGCTGGGGCTGCTGAAGGCCAGTAACAACCGCGTTCAGGGCTGGATGGCCGTTAAGGAGCTGCTGAAGCCTATGAAGAGCGACACGGACCGGCCCGGACTGCTGGTAACGGAAAACTGCGTGGGCCTGATCCGCAACCTGCCCTCCATCCAGCATGACGAGAAAAACCCATCGGACTGCGCCACGGAGCCCCACGAGATCACCCATATCTGCGACGCTGCCCGGTATTTCTGCGTGACCCGCGTTCTGGGCGCACAGAAAACCGTGGAAAAGATCGTGGACGATTTCGACGAGGGCGAGGATTACGATGACGTGATGACGGGCGGGGAAATGACCGCCGATTATCTATCCTACGGATAAAGGGGGCCCGGACGATGGCTCAAATCACATCCAGCAACGATATTCAGGTGTTGAAGATCCGCCAGTTTCTGGGCCTGAACGAAAACCCTGACGGCGATACCAAGATCAAGAACGGCGAAATGAGCAAGATGCGGAATTTCCGGGTGACGCGGGAGAAGCATTTGCAGCTGCGCCCCGGCACCAAGACAGTCCTGAACCTGAAAACGGCATGGGACGCATGGTGCGCGGAGAGCGGCCACACAGCCCCCACAGAGAGCCCTGTTTTCTCCGGGGCGTGGGAGGGCGTGGTAGACAGCAAGCAGCGGACCCTTGCCGCCTTCGGCGGGCTGATCTTCTCTCTGGACCCGGCGGCGGCAACAACCAAGGTTGTGGGCCAGTGCACACAGGACCAGACCTCGTTCTTCGGGTTTTCCAACAAGGTCTATCTGCTGAACGGCCATGAGTACATGAGCTGGGACGGCAAGGAGGACAGCAGCTTTGCGGCGGTGGAGGGCTATATCCCCACAGTGATGAACGCCACCACGCCTGCGGGCGGCGGGTTTCTGCTGGAAAACGTGAACCGGCTGACGGGCAAGCGAAAGGTGCTGTATTCCCCGGACGGCAAGGAGACGGTTTTCCACATCCCGGAAAAGACGGTGGATGAGATTATCTCTGTGAAGATCGGAGACACGGCACAGACCTACACCTCTGACCTGAAGGCACGGACCTTCACCATTACCCCCGCCCCAGCCGCCGGGACCAACACACTGGAGCTGGTCTATCGCAGCGGCAACGGAGAACGGGCGCAGGTGACTGGGATGCGCTTCTCCGAGCTTTACAACGGCCAGACAGACAGCCGCGTGTTCCTCTACGGAGACGGCACCAACAAGACCATTTACTCCGGTATTGATTCCGCCACCGGAAAGCCTTCGGCGGAATATTTCCCGGATCTGTACGAGGCAGAGGTGGGCGAGGCCAACACGCCCATCACCGGCATGGTGCGTCATTACGCACGGCTGGTGGTATTCAAACAGGACGCCACCTACTCCATGAGCTATTCCACGCTGGTAACGGCTACGGACGTTACCACGGCGGCGTTCTATGTGACCCCTGTCAACCGGCAGTTCGGCAACAAGGCTCCGGGGCAGGTGGACATTCTGGAGAACAACCCCCTGACGCTGGACGATCAGGCGGTGTACCGGTGGCGGAGCGTATCCACCGGCGGAAACATCACCTTTGACGAGCGGAACGCGGAACGGATCAGCAACCGGGTAGAGGTGACGCTGCAAGGATTTGATATGGCAGAGACCCGGACCTTCAACCGAAAATCGGCGCAGGAATACTGGTGGATGTACGGAGACAAGGCGCTGATCCTGAACTACGGCGCGGACGCATGGTATCTCTACACCGGATTGAGCTTCCGGGCCATGGTGGAGGTAGGGCTGGAGACCTACGGCTTCCGGCCCGACGGCGGCGTGGTGCATCTTTCCCGGCAGTACCGGAACGATGACGGCAAGGACATTGACGCCTACGCGGCCACCGGCTCCATGGACTTTGACCGGGACTGGGTGCTGAAATACAGCCCGCTTATTTTCGTGGCGATCCAGCCGGAGAGCAACGCCCGTGTGCACGTGACGGTGGAGACCAACCGCCGCAGCGACTACCCGGAGAAAACCGTATCCTCCGGCCTGACCACCTTTGCCCATGCGGATTTCGCCCACTGGTCTTTCGGCACCAACCGAAAGCCGCAGGTACGGCGGGTGAAGATGAAGGTGAAGAAGGCCACCTTCTACAAGCTGGTATTCAAGAGCAAATCGGCATCGTCTACCGCAACGGTTCTGGAGACGGATGTGCAGCTCCGCTATACCGGGAATGTGAAATAAAGGGGTGAACCCATGAGCAAACAGACGATGACCCCGGAGCGGGTCGGCAAGGAATACAGCGCGGGGATCAGCTTCAACAGCGGTATTGATCTCTATGACTGCGTGGAGACCAACGAGAATTTCTTCATCGGAAAGCAGTGGGAGGGTGTGCAGAGCAACGGCCTCCCAACCCCCGTATTTAACTTTCTGAAACGAGTGGTGCTGTTCTCCGTGGCGAATATCTCCACGGATAATCTGAAACTGTGGGCGCGGGCCATGTCCTCCAGCGGGGAGCGGAACACGCAGACCTTGGAGCTGGTGGCCGACATTCTCAACGATCAGTTTGCGTCCATCTTCGAGCATAACAGCATCGGCGGGCGCATCCGGGAGTATACCCGCAATGCCGCCGTGGACGGTGACGGCTGTATGTATACCTACTGGGACGATACGGCGGAGACCGGGCAGGCCAGCAAGGGCGCCATCCGCACGGAGGTCCTGATGAATACGCAGGTTTTGTTCGGCAATCCCAACAACCGGGACGTGCAGAGCCAGCCCTACATCATTCTGGAACGGCGAATGCTGCTGAGCGAGGCCCGGAAGCGGGCCAAGCGGTACGGCAAGGACCCGGACGAGATCCAGCCGGACAACAAGGACTGCGGAAACAACTACATGGATTCCATGAGCGGCAGCGGAAACAAGGTGACGGTGCTGCTGCGGCTGTGGAAGGATGACGAGACCGGCACCGTCCACGCCTACGAGTGCACCCGGCAGGCAGAGATCCGGGGCGATCTGGACCTTGGCATCAAGCTCTATCCTCTGACGTGGATGAACTGGGACTATGTGCAGGACTGCTATCACGGGCAGGCCATGATTACCGGCCTGCTCCCAAACCAGATCTTTGTAAACAAGCTGTTCGCCATGTCCATGATCTCCCTCATGACACTGGCCTATCCGAAGGTAGTATACGATTCCACCAAGGTAGCCAAGTGGACGAACAAGATCGGCGGAGCCATCCCGGTAAACGGAAGCGTGGAGGGCGTGGCGAAGATCATTGACCCGGCCAGCATTTCCCCCCAGATCAGCCAGTTCATTGACATTGCCATCAGCTACACGCAGAAGTTCCTCGGCGCGTCGGACGTGGCGCTGGGCGATACCCGCCCGGATAACACCTCCGCCATTATCGCTTTGCAGCGGGCGGCGGCTACGCCTATGGAGCTGACGAAGCAGAACCTTTTGCAGAGCATTGAGGATCTGGGGCGCATCTACATGGAGTTTATGGGCGAGTACTACGGGGAACGGTATGTGGAGATCTCCAACCCCTATGACAGCAGCAAATTGGTGGTCCCCTTTGACTTCTCCATCCTGAAGGAGATCCCCTTTACCATCGGACTGGACGCGGGCGCGGCTTCCTATTGGAGCGAGATCGCGGCCATGCAGACGCTGGACAACCTTCTGATGCAGGGTAAGATCTCCACAGTGGAATATCTGAAGCGGCTGCCTGCCGGTCAGATCACCGACAAGGAGGCACTGATCCAGACCCTCCAGCAGCAGGAGCTTGCCATGATTGGCGGCGGTCAGCCGGGGGCAGAGGGCGAACAGCCTGTTGCTCAGGAAGAAAACGTCCCCATTCGGGGCGGGGCCGGATACGGCCAGTTACAGCGGAAAATCAACGAGACAGGCGAAGTGCCAAAAACGGAGGTAGGTGCTTAAATGGAGAAGAGATTGACAGCGGACCTGAACGTGGTAGCTAACTCCAATCTGGAGATCCAGCTGCTGGACGGCGATCTGAATATCATTCAGAAGCTGGATGACGAACCGAACGACGTGGGTGGTCTGACCAGTGCGGAGCTAAAAGCCAAGTTCGACGAATCCGGCAACATTATCAAAAAGTACATCAATGAGACCCTGATCCCGGCAGTGCTGACGGATGACGCCACGGAGGAGAGCCGCAAGCAGGCGGAAGCGGCGCGGGTAGCGGCAGAGCAGGGGCGTGTAACCGCCGAGGAAGGCCGGGTATCTGCGGAAACGGCACGGGCAGCGGCAGAGCAAGCCCGGTCCGAGGCCGAAGCCTCCCGCGTGTCCGCCGAAAACGCGAGAGAGGCGGCGGAGACGGCCAGAGCCGACGAGACCGCCGGTATCGTAGCCCGGGCAACCGCACAGGCCAACGCGGCGGCGGGCAGCGCGTCTCAAGCCGCAGGCAGTGAGCAGAGCGCCAAGGATGCGGCGGGTACGGCCACCGGCGCGGCAAGTTCCGCCAGTCAGTCGGCGGCGTCCGCATCCGGCTCCGCGTCTCAGGCCAGCGCGGCAGCGGCGGCGGCGGCTGGAAGCGCCGCAGGCGCGGAGACTGCCAGCAAAACCGCTCAAAGCTGGGCCGTAGGCGGAACCGGGACACGCCCCGGGGAGGACACGGACAACGCCAAGTATTGGGCAGAGAAGGCACAGGCAGTTGTGGGCGGTGACTTCGCTACCAAGGTGGAGGCGCAGGGCTATGTAATGGCGCATAACGAGAGCGACGCCGCCCACTCGGACATCCGAAAGGCGCTGGAAGGCAAGGCGGCGGCCACACACGCCAGCCAGCACGGGAAGGATGGGAAGGACCCCATTACCCCGGACGCTATCGGAGCCATTGCATCTACGGCAAAGGGCACGGCGGGCGGCGTGGCGTCGCTGGGCGCGGACGGCAAGGTGCCAGCAAGCCAGTTGCCGGAAACTGACACATATACCAAGGATGAAATACTCAAAGATGCCACGGCGGCCAAGTTTGGCAAGGACACCGGCGCCGTGCCGGATGATGTGCTGGACGTGCTGAGCAAGAGCGTATTGGAGGGCACCTATCCAGTTGTAGATGTGTACGCTGGGCAGAATTGGGAAAAGGGTACTGTGCCCAACGTCAGCGGGTCCGTGTGGCAGGCAATTGCGGTTGCAAACAACATCCTTTTTTCGTTCCCAATCAGCGGTACAACCGCAGTCATGTCAACGGACGGAAAAACATGGACAACATTTACAATCCCAACTGTATCGGGTGGTTATAACTATGGCGGTAGACACAGAATTGTGTATGCGGGTGACACATATTATCTCCTGATTCCCATTACATCAAGCCCATACAAGGCAATTATTTATGCTACGCAAAATCTGTCTACATGGACTTTAAAGTGCACGCTATCGCTAACTAACATTGCGTACGACCTGTTTTACAGCAATTATCTGAGCAAATTTGTCCTTATCGACATATCCGGCAAGGTGTATTTGAGCAGTGATGCGGAAAATTGGGGAAACACATACAATCTCGGAGCGTCAGCGTCAGGCTTTAACAATGGCATTGACGGTCCCGATGGCTTCTATATTGCGGCCAAAGTCTCCAAAAAATTTCAGGTCATTAAGCTAAAATCTGATAGTTTTGAAACGGTTTTTACGTCTGCGGACCTGCCAAATACACTTTTCGACGTTGCTTTTGTAAAATTTAAAGGAAAATATTTTGCGTATACCCCGTATGGCATAGCGCACAGCGAGGACCTAAAAGAGTGGCAGTTGTCTGACGCAAATTATCAATCGAGCAGCACAAATGTTACAACCATTGTGCAGCAGCTTGCGTGCAGCGATGTCAATGTGCTCATTAAATTTGGCCTTGAGTCTCTTGTGAGCTTTGATGGACTTAATTTTAAACGCATTACGGATAGCGTGTCATCGCAGCAGGGGAGCATGGCATACATTAACGGCGTTTTCTGCTTCCATTCGCAAGGCGCTCCGTCCGCAATCAATCCCTGTTACACCCCCGACACCACATTTAAAGACGAGCCAGGGCTTGTAGATGTGCTGGGAAATATGGTCAATATCCCATTAAAGCAAATTGCGGGGGCGGCAAGCATAGAGACAGGGACGTATACGGGGACAGGCGCAACTACGCTGACGTTAAGAACAAATAGCAAGCCGAAAATTATGCTTTTGTGTGAAGAAATATTCGGCAGTTCTTATTACCCGCATATTTTAATTGCACTTCTGCCAGACGAATTAAATAACAATGTGCTTTTTTTGCCATCTATCCTATTTAAAAGCTCTCATGGTGCAACACTTGAGGGGGCTCCTGTCCAATTAACTACATTATCAGATAATGTTTTAAAAATTGACACGGATGGACTTCAGAGCGCCAAAGATATATTTAACAAATCCGGGACTTTATACAGATTTTTCTTTTTGGCTGCTTAAGGAGGGCTAAATGAAAATTATTGAGATCGCGGCGCTGGAAAACGGCGCACACAACAACCAGACCTCCAGCGCTATTACAGCTCCGCCTCCCGGCTGGGCGGAGATACCGGCGGGTATGGCCGTGCCGGAGACGTTTCCGTTTGTGGGCATCGAGGTGGAGGGCAATGTTGTGGTCAAGATGACTGCCGGGACGGTGCCGGAGCCGGAGCCTGAGCCAACGCCGGAGCCGACCCAGTTTGACCGCATCGAGGCGCAGAGCACCTACACCGCCATGATGACCGGCACACTTTTGGAGGGCTGATATGAGAGACAAAATCGCAAAATGGTACGCGCAGGGCCTCTGGACGGAGGATATGGTACGTACAGCCGCAGACAAGGGCGTTATCACTGAGGCCGAGGCGGAGGAAATTTTGGGCGAGAAAAAGCCGGAGGTTTAATCTTCCGGCAGGACCCACAGATACAAATGAAACCGGTTGAATAATCAACCGAACAGTTGAAACCGGTTGAATAATCAACCGAACAGTTGAAACCGGCTGAGTAATCAACCGAACAGTTGAAACCGGCTGAGTAATCAACCGAACAGTTGAAACCGGCTGAGTAAGCCGTAAAAATTGAAAGGAGAAACATTATGGAGAAGAAGTTTGCCGAGATCATCAACGAGGGCAAGAAGAACGGCGAGAGCATCGAGGTTATCAACACCAAGCTGAAGGAGGCCGGTGCCAACTTCCATTTAACCCCCGACGGTGGTATCGCCGGTTGGTCTGAGAAGGAAATGGCTGAGGGCTTCATCCCCGCAGAGACCGAGCCGGAGGACGTGAAGCATCTCCGTGACATCATGCGGTACAAGCCGGAGCTGGCGGGCCAGACCATGACCGTGACCGTTGCCGAGGGCCGCTATGAGGTGACCTACAACGCCAACGGAAACCCGGTAAAGGCCGTGCGGGTGAACCACTGAAGCACTGTGCAGGGAGGGCAAAAGCTATGAACGCAGTACATATTAAAAATCTAATTCTGGCGGCGCTGGCAACAACCGGCTCTGTCATCGCGCAGGCTTTGGGCGGCTTGGATATGGCGCTGAAAGTGCTGATCTGCTTTATGGTGCTGGATTACGCCACGGGCTGGCTGGTGGCGGCGATCTGGCACAAGTCCGGGAAGAGCAGCACCGGGGCGCTGAGTTCCGATGCAGGCTTCAAGGGTCTTGCGAAGAAGTGCGTAGAACTGGCGCTTGTCTGGATGGGGGCGCTGTTAGACCAAGCTACATCCAGCGACTTTGTGAGAGACGCGGTTTGTATGTTCTTCATCGCCAATGAGGGATTGAGTATTTTAGAGAACACGGCCATTATGGGCGTTCCCTACCCGGCCTTTGTGAAGAATATGCTGGACGCCATCCGGCAGGCCAGCGACGAGGGCAAGCAGGAGGCCGGGACATGACGACGAGAGCGGGCACAGTCCCGCTCTCCGACCTCCAATTTTTGAAAATCTATTTCAATAAGCGGCGTCTCCGCTCCACCACGGCCAACCTGAAGAAGATGCTGGCGGAGGCGGGCGGGGACGCTATCTGCAATGGCTCCATCTTCCTGCGGAACCAGCAGCCCGCCTGTCATTTAAAGGCAGACGGTAAGGTTTACAAGGCCCCCAATTACCGGGCATGGGCCATCAGCTGGGACACCTCGGCAGACTTCGGCGTGAAAACCGTGCCCAACAAGGACCGGAATTACATGGAGTGCGTTCACCTTATTATCGATGGGAAGAAAATATACCCCGTCACCTGCGGAGCGGATATGAAGTACCGCGCACCCCGGACGGCCATCGGCACCAAGAATGGCCGGTTCGCCTACTACGTGAGCCGTGACCGGCGGACACCGGAACAGCTCCGTGACCTGCTGGCAGCGTCCGGTTGGGACAATGCCATTATGATGGACGGCGGCGGGTCTACCTGCTTCATGGACAAGGACGGCAAGGGCTTTACCGGGGATGGACGGGTGATCCCGTTCTTTCTTGTATGGAAAAAGAAAAGCGGGGATGCACACGAACCGGAAGGAGAGAAACCTATGGTAGAGATCAACGCCTATTCCAAGGCGAAGGACGGCAGCAAAAAGCTGTCCACCCATTTTAAAGTGAAAGAATTTGCCTGCGGGGACGGCAGCGACGCTGTGCTGGTGGCCCCCCGGCTGGTGATGGTTTTGCAAAGCATCCGCAGTCACTTCGGCGCGGCTGTGACCATCAACAGTGGGTATCGGACGCCACAGTACAACACCAAGGTCGGCGGCGTGGCCCACAGCCAGCACTGCTACGGCACGGCGGCAGACATCATCGTGAATGGCCAGAAGCCCGAGGCGGTGGGGGCATTTGCCCGAGAACTCATGCCCGATTGGGGCGGCGTGGGTATTTACAGTCAGCAGGGCTTCACCCACATCGACGTGCGGGAGGTCCGGGCCGACTGGAACGGATAAGGAGGGCCAAGTATGGCAGGGTACTACGATAAAAACAAGGACTACTCCAAGGAACTTCAGCGGACGGACCTGTCGGCCTCCGAGCGGGAACGGCTGACTCAGGAGCGGCAGAACAAGATCGACGATAAGTACGGAGGCAGAGAGCCGAACATGATCGGCTCCGACAAGACGTATTCTCAGACCTACGGCGGGTCCAGCAACCGGGGGAACAGCGGCAGTTCCGGCGGCAGCTCTCAGGGGACCTTTGGAGGGTATACCTACGACCGCAAGGACAATGGCGGCGGCATCTACGGGACGCCCACCAGCAATTCCGAGGTAAAGAACTACAAGCAGAACGGCGTATCGTACCGGGTCGGCGCGGACATGAGCCGCCGCGAAGATCTGGCGAACCGGTATCAGGTGTCCAACGGTTATACCGTGTTCTATGACGATAACGGCTACGCCTACAAGGCCGTGAAGGGTGTGGCGGACTACACCCCCCATCAAGACATCAACGCCGGGAACGGCAGTTACGGCAAAAGCGGCGCGTGGACGGACAACGAGATGCTGTCCGCACTGGACCGCTCCAAGATCACGGACATCCGCAACCGGCTACAGCGGGGCGAGATCACCGGCGATCAGGCCAACGCCGCCGCAAACGCCATCCGTGCCGGGTACGGCTACACCATCGACAAGAACGGCTATGTGACGGACAGCGGCGCGCTGTCTGCCGTGAATGATCTGCGCAAACGCCTTGGGCTGGACAGCAGCCCGGAAAGCGCAGAGCTGGCTTACTACCGCTATCTCATGGGGACGGACACCTCCCCCTCCGCACAAGCCAACGGAAAGGTGCAGTCCTTCGGGGACTATCTGGCGGCGAATGGCGGCGCACAGGCCGGTACACCCGGCTACGGAACCCCGGCATACAGCCAGCAGCAGCGGGTCACGGACATCAACGCAGGCGGTACGCCGTCCGGTAATCTCTCCACATCGCAGACCGGGATGAGCTTTGACATCGGAGACGGCAGCGACTACTTGAAGGAGCTGTACGCCAAGAAGGTAGCGGCGGAGCTGGCGGCGCTGAAATCCGCTTACGAGCAGAACACCGCCACGCTGGATGCCAGCCGCGCACAGATCGCGCCGGTGTATGACATTGCCCGGAACAGCGCGGCCAACCAGAACGCCCTGAGCCGTGGCGCGTTTCAGGAGATGGCGGTGGCAAACGGCCTGAACACCGGCACCACCGGACAGGCGGCGCTGGCACAGGATGTTGTGCTTCAGCAGAACCTCTCCCAGATCGACCGGGAGCAGGCGGAAAAGACGGCGGCCATCGACCTTCAGCGGAGCCAGCTTGACACGGAGTACCGAAACGCCATTGCCAAGGCAGAGGCCACGGGAGACGCGGAGCTGGCAAACGCCCTGTACGAGGAATACGTCCGCCAGCAGAATCTCTATGCCAAGTACGGCGCACAGACGGGCGGCTCCGGCTCCGGTTCTTCCGGCGGCAGTACCGTGGTAAAACCCAATCTGACCGCCAGTCAGGTACAGTCCGCGCTGAAAAACGGCATCGTGACGGATGACGTGATCTCCGCCTTCGATTACTATTACGGGCAGGGGGCCTACGATTCTCTGTACGGCACCGGCAAGCTGACCTCCGGCGGGTCCTCCAGCGGCGCCACCTCCGGGGCCAAGAAGGGCAGCTATTCCAATGGCAAGCTCACCAACGAGCAGGTGAAGCAGCTCCAGAGATACTACGGCGTGTCTCAGGACGGCAAGTGGGGCAAGAACTCCAAGAAGGCCGCAGGCGGCCTGACGGCTGATAAGGCATGGGCGAAGTATCAGGGGAGCAGCGGAAGCAGCACCGGCAGCATGACGCAGGGCGCTTTCATAGCGTCGGCCACCAGCCTGAACACGGATTTGAGTAACGGCAATGTGGACCGGGCATACAACTGGCTTACCAAGAACTATGGAAAGCTCTCCGCCAGCCAGAAGCAGGAGGTCCAGAACCTGCTGGCACAGTACGGGATTTCTTACTGAGAGGTGCACCAGTATGGCAAAAACACTAAGCGGATTTAAGGTAATTGGCGATACCTCCAAAATCGGAGCAGGCAGCAAAAAAGGAAGCGCGGGGCAGACAAGCCCCACGCCTTCTTCCAATGGGAGCAGCCGGACGCTTGGAGGCTTCAAGGTCATTGGCGACACCTCGAAAATCGGGGCAAAGGCCGCCGCAAAGACCACACAGCAGACCGGCGCACAGAGCGCCACACTTCCCCAAAGCACTACCCGCTACCCGCAGCCCATGGACAATGTAGGGAGGCAAACAGGGACCAACAGCCGCTTGCTTGCGGACACGAAGCAAAGCGGGACACTCATCCCATCCCTTGATAACGGGCGTGTGGGGAAGGTGATCTCCGGCGCAGCGAAGTCCGTCGGCTCCGCCTATACAAATCTGGGCGGTGTGCTGGCAGAGGGGGCCGGGAAGCTGAATACCCGGATCGCCAACCAGAACGCCGGGGGTTCCCTGCAAAGCGACCATGACGCGGTGAAGCGGTATGAAAAGATGCTCCGGGATGTGAAGTGGGCCAACGGACGGGCCATGAGCGCGAAGGACGTAAAGCAGGTGCAGGGCTACCTTGCCAGCGCCAAGCGGCGGATCGCGGCCCACGAGGGCTACACCAAGGCGGTGGAGCAGTCCGACAAGGCCGTGGCGGACAAGGCGTACCAGAAGGCCGACCGACTGTCTCAAAGTTCCGCTGCGGACGTGGCACAGGCCAAGGAAGGTCTGGGGCCGGTGGGGCAGTTCGCCGTGGATCTGGGCGTTCAGGGTGTACAGATGGCGGGGGACGTGGCAGCCAGCGCCGTGATCCCCGGAGCCGGTCTCGCTCTGATGACGGCCCGTTCCGCCGGGAGCAGCGCCCAACAGGCCAGACAGGCCGGGGCCACCTATGGTCAGCAGCTTGCCTACGGGCTGGGGAGCGGTGCTCTGAGCCTTGCTACGGAGAAGATCAGCAACGTGGCAGGCCCATTCAAGAAAGCGTTTGGCGGCGGCGTTCTGGACAACGCCATCAGCGGTGCGCTTTCCAAACTGAACAACAGCGCGGCGGGCCGTGTGGCCCTCTCCATGATCTCCGAGGGCGGCGAGGAATTTATCGAGGACGTTTTCCAGCCCATCTTGCAGCGGGCCACCTATGACCCCTCTGCCCGGTTTGATCTGAGCGAGGCGCTGTATGACGCGGCGGTGGGCGCGGCCATGGGCGGCATCGGCGCGGGCGCTGACGTCATCCGACAGCGTGGAAGCAGTCAGGCGGACGCACAGCCCACGCAGGAGGTACGCCCGGAGGTGCGGGAGGGTATTGATACCCCCACCCCCGCAAACGCCGCAGAGGGCACGCAAAACGCCGCCTCCGGTGTGGAGACGGCGGCAAACAAGGGCGAGACAGTGCAGATCGTTGAACGGCTGCGAGAGAGTATACCGGGGCTTAACGGCACAGAGCCGGTATCGACCGTATCCTCCAAAGCAATCCCATTTGTCGAGGGCCGAACCATGGCTGAAAAGGCAAGGAAAATGTTTGAGGCCATTAAGGGGGTCGTGTCTCGACCCGGCTTTGGAGACATTGACATCAACGGGCGTTCCGTGAAGGACGATTTGAGCCATGGCGTAGGCGGGGCAAAGGCCGCCGTGATCCCCGCCATTCCGGAAGTGCTCCGGCGCGGGCAGCAAATTGATTTCCAGCAGAATTGGAAAGGACGCCCCTATGACGGCTATGTATTTGCCGCTCCGGTCACTATGGACGGCGAAACTGCTTATGTAGCTGCCGTTGTAAAGCGCACCAGCAAAAACCGATTTTATCTGCATGAAGTGATTGACGCGAACGGGAACGTTATAAAAATAGACGCCGGGGATCGTGCCAATCCAACCAGCCTTGCCACCAATGGTGACGCTGGGACACAATCTCAGGCGTCTATGGACATGGCCCCCGCAGAGGCCAGCTTGGTAGGTCCAGAACCTACGGCTTCCTCTGCGGTGTCAAGCCCTGTTGAGGGTACGCGTCCCCTCAATGCTAATGATAGCATAGCACAGGGGGCGGAAAATGTCAAGAACGGGGGTGCGGCGGAGTTTGACACGCCGGGTGACGCCAAGGCCGGGACGGTGAACACGCCCTTTGACGCCATGCAGGCCAAAAGCGAGGAGTTCCACCCGGTAAATCCTAACAGTGCGGAGCGGGTGCAAAATGACCAGCGCCGCGCCCCCTCCGAAGTACCCGTCGTGAACCCTGATACCGGGCGGAATGTGGAGAAAACGGTCTCCACCATTCTGAACAGCCCCCTGACCTCCCCGGAGATGGCAACCGTGTATGAAAACGCCATTGCCGACGGCGCGTTCGACTATGACGTGGTGACGGACCGGAGCGCCGTGCAGCAGGCGCAGGCCAAGATCGCGCGGGACGGCTGGCGTGAGGTAGCGAACAGCTTCATTGCCAAGGCGGAGCTGGGACAGCGGATCACCAAGGCGGACACCGCCGAGGCTATCAGCGCCTACAACCTTGCCATTTCCGAAGGAGACCACAAGGCCGCCTTTGAGCTGGCAACGGCCATTGCGGACGCGGCTCACGACAGCGCACAGATGGTGCAGGCCATGAACCTGATGAACCGGTTGACGCCGGAGGGCCGTCTGCTGACGCTGCGGCGGCTGGTAGACCGGATGAATGACCGGGCGGCACGGCAGAACCGGGCACCCCGGCAGAACACCGCCGACAGCGGAGACGTGGAAGGCGCACGGGTGGACTACATTGACAAGGTGACGGGCTTCACCCTCTCTGACGAGCTGGCCACCAACTACCTGATGGCAGAGACGGACGCGGAGCGGGCGGCGGCGTGGGACGCTATCACCACCTCCATTGCGGACCAGATCCCCAGCACCTTCATGGAGAAGGCAAATTTCTGGCGGTACACATCCATGCTGACCAACCCCACCACCCACATCCGCAACATCATGGGCAATGCCATTCAGATGGGTGCGCGGAAGATCAAGGACGGCATCGGAACCGCAATCGAGCGGGCGGTCATCAAGGATCAGAGCCAGCGGACAAAGGCCGTGAATGTTGACAAGGATCTGAAAGCCTTTGCCAAGGGCCAGTATGAGACGGACCAGAGCGCGGCTATGGGCAGCGGGAAGTATTCTGACGCTACGGCGGCAGGCATTAAGCGGGAGATCCAGAGCAAACGGAAAATGTTCAAGGGGGAGGATGTTCTCTCCCGCGCCGTACAGGGCATTGGAGACCTGAACAGCCGCGCCCTTGACTATGAGGACGTGATCTTCAACCGCGCGGCCTATGTGGACAGCTTCGCCCAAGCACTGCAAGCCAAGGGCGTGACGGCGGCAGAGGCCCACGCGGGCACCAGACCCGCAGACGTAGAGGCGGCACGGGCCTACGCCATTGAGGAAGCGCAGAAGGCCACTTACCGCAACACCACGGCGCTTTCCGAGGCGCTGTCTCAGTTTGGCCGCTATGAGGGGGATAACCCGGTAAAACGGGCAGGTTCCTTCGTGGCGGACGCCCTGTTCCCCTTTCGCAAGACCCCGGCCAATATCCTGACCACGGGCCTTGATTACAGCCCTGTGGGGCTTGGAAAGGGAATTTGGGAAGCCATGTTTGACGTGAAGTCCGGGAAATGCACGGCGGCGGATGCCGTGGATTCCATTGCATCCGGTCTTACCGGCACCGGTATTCTGGCGCTGGGCGCTTATCTGGCGGCGGAGGGTCTGCTCCACGTCCGGGCCGGTGACGATGACAAGGAAGAAGCCTTTGAGAAGTCCATGGGGGGGCAGGATTATGCTATTCAGATCGGGGACAAGTCCTACACGCTGGACTGGATGACCCCGGCGGCAATGCCACTGTTCGCGGGCGCTGCCATCATGGAATCCGTTCAGAAGGGCGGTAGCACCTTCGATGCGCTGGTGGATTCTCTGCTGGGGATGCAGGACGTTGTGCTGGAAACCTCCATGCTGTCCGCCCTGAATGACCTGATCTCCTATTGGAGCTACGCCGACAACAAGGTTGGCTATCTGATTGACCGAGCGGCCAGCAGCTACGCCGGACAGTATATCCCCACCATCGGCAGCAAGGTTGCGTCCGTATTTGATGATACGGTACGCAAAAGCTATGTGGAAAAGGGTTCCGGGCAGGTAGCCTCTGACGTGAATTATTTCTTGCAGGGGGCGGCGAAAAAGGTCCCCGGCGCACGGAATCAGCTTCAACCCATGGTGGATATGTGGGGCAACGAGGTCTCCAACGGCTCCGCACCGGAGCGGGTGTTCCAGTCCTTCCTCTCCCCCGGCTTCCTGAAGGCGCAGGACAACAGCCCCGCCACGCAGGAGATCCGGCGGCTGGCGAAGGCCACCGGAGACAGCACCGTTTATCCGGCGGCGGCGGAGAAGTCCTATACGGTGAAGGGGGAGACCCGGACCATGACCGGCGAGGAATACACTCGGTACGCCAAGGCCATGGGTCAGACGCGGAAGGAGCTGGTGGAGGCGGCGGTGAAGCTGCCCGCCTACAAGTCCATGAGCAATGCGGAAAAGGCGGATTACATCCAGAACGTGTATAAATATGCGCGTGAGACGGCCCGTCAGCAGGTGGACCCCAAGTATGAGCCCAGCGCCGCATGGATCAAAAACGCGCAGACGGCCAAGCGGGACATCGGCGTATCCACCGGGGAATTTCTGGCCTTGTATCAGAAGTACGGTAGCGAGAAAATGAGCGGGAAAGCCTACGAGAAGGTGAAGCAGGCGCATGATTCCGGTCTTTCCCCCAAGGAATATTTCTCCCTGAAAGACAAGGCCGATGCGGACGGAAACGGCAGGGTCAGCAAGGCGGAGGCCAGCGCGGCCCTTGCCGGTCAGGAGCACCGGGCGGATCTGTGGGACATTATCTGCACCACCAACGCCAAGAACCCCTACAAATGAGAAAACACCCCCGCCGTCTGGCGAGGGTGTCTCTTTCTGCTTTTTCACATCATGGACAGGAGCGTTTTCACATGGGCGGCGCGGTCCAGCATCCGCTCGTGCTCCCAGTCCCAGACGGCCTGCATGGCCTCCGTGGGATGGTGACCGGCGTCCTTCGCCTTTTCGATATGGCGAACGGCCATTTCGTGGAGCCGATTGGCGTGGCCCAGCTCCTGACGGCTGAGGTCGGCGTAGGTGCTGGCGTCCTCCGGGTCCTCGGCGTGCTTGACGGCCTCCCGTGCGTACTTCTCGGCATCGTCCAGTTCTTCCCGGATCTCTTCGGCCAAGTGTTTGATCTCGTACATACGATCCTCCTAACTCTGCTTGATCAGGGTGTAGAGCTTGTCCACATCCCCTTCATTCAGCGTGACGTTCCCGATCAGGGGGATATTGGTTGTGACGGGGCCTTTGGCGGCCTCGGTTTTCAGGCAGGCGTAGATCTTGTCAATATCTACGTTCCCCGCCTCGTCAAAGACACCGAGGGCCTTTACGGCGGGATGCTCACGGAGGGCGGAAAGGCTGGCGTCCAGATTGCCAAGAGCCATAGCAGCCCCGGCGCCAACGGCCCATTTCTGCCAGCCGGTGAGCTTGCCGGTAAATTCCTCGTCCACATAGCGGGCAGCGCCCTGCTTGATCTGATCCAATGTTACCATAGATTCCTCCAATGACGGGAGAGAGGGGCGCTATGCCCCTCTCTTTTTCCCTCTTCGCCTCTTAGCGACCGCAGCCGCAGCCGCAGGTGGAGACGGGGAGGGGGTTATAGGTGGACTGGGGCGTGGTGCCGGTGCCGGTGGTGATGTCCGCGACCATTTTGGGGTAAAAGGTGGCGTTAGTGTAGGTGACAATGGTATTGTCAGCGCACTTCCGCTCGTCCCGCTCCCGGGAAATGGCCCCGCACAGCTCGTTCTTGCAGCAGTCCATACGCTCCTGCAACAGCTGGAAGCTGTCCTTGGTGGCCTGATTATTGACCGCCTGAGAAGCCAGCGCACCATGCACCTCGCCCAGCTTGCCGTCGATGTACTTGTACATCTCCAACATCTTCTGGTCCTGGTAGGTGTTGGCATCCCGCAGGGCAATGTCGCTGCGGAGCTTGGCGTTCTCCTGCACCATGGACAGCTCGTAGCGGTTGACCGTGTGGTTCTCGCTGCATCCGGCCTCCGCCGCCATACCAGCGGCAAAGGGGATGACGCGATTGCCCAGCAGCATCCCGCCAAGACCGCCCAGAGAGTTCAGGACGCCCAGAGACAGACCGGCAATGCCGGTGCCGAGAGCAGTGCCCGCGACGCCCTTGCTTGCAAATTCAGCCATAGAGAAATTCCTCCTTCTCCAAAAATACACCCCCTGTTTCCGCGCGCAAAACAAGCGGTGCTCTATGGTTACCGTACCACAGGACACCGCTTGTCATGGCTTATGGATGCTTTTTGCTTGGGCGGGATATGCCCGCTTTATCCCGGATGGAGCGCAGGCAGGAGGTGACGGAGGATCGGGACAAGTACAGCTCTGCTGCCGCATCCTCAATCGCCCAGCCGCGGCGGCAAACCAGATTGAACACGCGCCGCTCCCGGTCGGTGAGATAGCGGCACTGCTCCATTTTCTTGAGCTGCTGGACGGTGTATCGGTATTTCATAATGGGCCTCCTTTATGAAGTGCCCTTCCCCTTTGACCTACCGATGCAGGGGGTCAGGACCCCTGCGCATCTATCATGGCTAACAGCTTTTCCAGATCGTAAAAATTCCGTGGGTCCAGCCCGGTTTCCCGCTGAATGAGCCGAAAGCGGTAGCGGATGGAGTTGTAGTGCAGGTAAACCGCGCCGCTGGTCTTTTTCATGCTCATGTTGTTCTCCGCATAGGCTTTCAAAAGTTTTCTGTCCCGATCCTCCATAGCTTACCTCCTTTTGTTGCGTGGGGCGGCTGGCAATCAGCCATCCCCGCCGTCCTTTCTCTCGCCGTAACTGCAAAAGAATGTCCTTGTGTCCAGCTCAAACGGCAAAAACGCGATGTTTGTTTTGGAGCAAAATGCGTATATATCTTTTCGATTCCACACGCACAAATGCTTACAGTCTTTGCACCGCGTCACGACCACGGCATCCACGGTGGGGGCTTTTTCGATCAAGCCAAGTAAGCCGTTCCAACCAGCACAATACGCCGCAGGGAGAACATCTTTGCTGCACCGGCCCACGCCCAAATCATCAACATCAACCAGCCTCATGTCCAGCACCTCCGTCCATCTTGGCCCCGCACCATGGGCAAGCAATAGCCTCGCTTACCCACGCTTCCCGCTCAATGTATTCAGCCATCCTCATCCCCTCCAAATTCCGCCTCGTACTGTTCCGGCGTGATAATCTCAATATCCTTTGCGGAGTAGCCCAAGGTGTCGAGGCATATCAGCTTTGCCAGTTTGTCTTTGTCAAGGGCCGCCGCAGCGTCCTCATAGGATACGCCGGGTTTTGCCTCAAAGCTGATTTGAGCGCCAAACGCCCCAGCCACTCTAAAGCAGATTTTATATTCAGCCATTGTCAGCCCTCCTCCACATAGCACCAGCTTTGGGGCGCGCGGTGAAGATATAGCTGCCCGTCCGTGTTGCAGTCCGTTTCGTCACCATCTCCGCAAACATTTTCGCAAGACCAACAGTTTGTGCTAAGCTCCGAGTATTCCAGACAGTCTCGCCAAAACTCCCCCAGCTTTTTCGGTGCATCGTAGATTTTCAGGTCGGAGATATGCCAGCCGTAGCCGGTTCCCTTTAGGTAGTTCACAATTTCTTCCCGTGTCAGGCAGGCTTGCTTTTCTATGTCATCCGGTGCATGGTTGAGGGGCGCAAGCTCATAAATCCGGTCACAGGTAAACTCGCCAGCAATATGCCCGTTGAAAACGTCCCAGATTTTGTCCGCTTCTGCTCTGCTATACCCTGAAATCCGGGTAAACTCTGTGAACCAATCACCACGGAAAACATCTCCCCACACAAGGAATGGCCTTATATTTGTGCAGTAAATATAGCACTTAAACGGCGTTTCCAGCTTCGGCTTGGTCTTCCTGACTTCAATGGTCTTTTCGCCGCTGGCGATCTTCTCCACCCACTTGGGGCGGATGCTCAGCATAACAGCCTTACTCATCCTTCTTCGCCTCCAATGCCGCTTCGGCCTCCTCTCGGGTGAGGAATATGGACTGGCCAAATGCCCCAAATGGCGCACTATACAAGTTTCCGTGGTCGTCGATTGGTGCAAGATATAAAACTTTCAGCCAACCGTCCAAAACTGCGTATTTAACTTCGCATTCTCGCACACGCTTTTGGCCGTCAAGCATGGCAAACACATGATCTCCGGATTGACACGGCAGCACCACCAGCCGACCGTCCTTGTCGGCTTCTTGATATTTTTTGAGTTCCATGAGCGCGCTGTGCAATTT